TGGCGGGTGACACTGGCCGAAGGCGTGACCAGCTGGCAGGTGGTGGACAGCCTGCGGCGCGCGGATTTCCTGACGGGAGAGATTGCTGCGGTTCCGGCGGAAGGCACGCTGGCGCCGGACAGCTATGAGGTGACGCGCGGCGCGGACCGGGCGGCGCTGATCGCTGAGATGGAGGAGCGGCAGGCGCTGGTGCTGGCGGACCTTTGGGCGGCGCGCGAAGCGGGGCTGCCCTATGCCTCGGCCGAAGAGGCGCTGATCATGGCATCGATTGTCGAGAAGGAAACCGGGATTGCCGAAGAGCGGCGGCTGGTATCAAGCGTCTTCCTGAACCGGCTGGCGCAGGGCATGCGGCTGCAGACCGACCCGACGGTGATCTACGGAATCACCAAAGGCGAAGGTGCCCTGGGGCGGGGTCTGCGGCAGAGTGAATTGCGGCGCGAGACCCCCTACAACACCTATGTGATCGACGGGCTGCCGCCGACCCCGATTGCCAATCCCGGACGCCTGAGCATCGAAGCGGCACTGAACCCGGAGACATCGGAGTTTCTGTTCTTCGTGGCCGATGGTACCGGCGGCCATGTCTTTGCCGCGACCCTGGCGGAGCATAACGCCAATGTCGCCAAGTGGCGGGCCATCGAGGCGCAGCGCGCGGCCGACGGTGTGACTGGAGACGCGGCGGCAATGCCCGAAGAATGAAGGAAAGATTAAGGCTGCGTACGCTAAGTATCTGGTAGCGCTTATTTTTATGCTTGACTTGCCGCGCGGTCCCGTGTAGGACTTAGGGCATGCTAGAAGAGGTGGGCAAGCGGCACGGGGTATCCCGGCGCCGCTTTTTCATTTGCCCATGCGATCCGGCTAGAAAGCGGGTGCTGGGGTTGATGACGCGCGATTTGCCTTCGGATGACCCGCCACCGGTCGATCTTCTGGAAGCGACAGAAGACCTGTACCGGCAGGCGGCGGAAGATCTGGTTCTGGCGCAGCGAAAGCTGCGGCAAGGGTCGGTGGATGAGGTGAAGGCCGCAACACAGGCGGTAAAAGACCTGAAGGTCGCCTTCCAGTTGGTGATGGATGAAAGGACGCGCATTGAAAAACTCCGCAAGCAGGTTGCCGGGGTCGTCCACGACTATGCGATCGACTTTGACGCGGCGCGAGCTGAGATCGGGCGCCGCCTGGCTTGCCTCCGCGACGCCGGAGGCGGTGGTTGAGTTTCTGGGCAGCCTGGACGACAATGCCCTGCTGGCCTTGCCCTGGATGTTCGAGTTCTGGGCCTTTCCGCATCAGCTGCCGCCAGATGGGGCCTGGAAGACCTGGGTTGTCATGGGCGGTCGCGGCGCCGGCAAGACCCGGGCCGGGGCCGAATGGGTGCGCTCGGAGGTGGAGGGACCGCGTCCGCTGGACCCTGGCCGGGCGAAACGGGTGGCTCTGGTCGGCGAGACGGTGGATCAGGTCCGTGAAGTGATGATCTTTGGCGACAGCGGGATTCTGGCCTGTTCACCACCCGACCGTCGCCCGGAATGGGAAGCCAGCCGCAGACGGCTGGTCTGGCCCAATGGAGCGGTGGCGCAGGTGTATTCAGCACATGATCCCGACAGCCTGCGCGGGCCGCAATTCGACGCAGCCTGGGTGGACGAGCTGGCGAAGTGGAAGAAGGCGGGCGAAACCTGGGATATGCTGCAGTTTGCGCTGCGGCTGGGGAGCAATCCGCGACAGGTCGTTACAACCACGCCGCGCAATGTCGAGGTGCTGAAGGCGGTGCTGAAAAACCCCTCGACGGTGCTGACCCACGCGCCGACCGAGGCAAACCGGGCCTATCTGGCCGCAAGCTTTCTGGAAGAGATTCGCGGCCGCTACAGCGGGACATGGATCGGGCGGCAGGAGCTGGACGGTATTCTGCTGGAAGAGGTCGAGGGCGCGCTGTGGACGTCTGCACAGCTTGCGGCGCTGCGCCTGCCGCTGGCGCCAGACCTGGATCGGATTGTGGTGGCGGTTGATCCGCCAGTGACCGGCCACCGGGGATCCGATGCCTGCGGGATCGTGGTGGTGGGGGCAAGCACCGAGGGGCCGCCGCAAAGCTGGCGCGCCGTGGTTCTGGAGGATGCAAGTGTTTCGGCGGCGTCCCCGCAGGCCTGGGCGCAGGCCGCGATCCAGGCGTTTCACCGGCACCGGGCCGACCGGCTGGTGGCAGAGGTCAACCAGGGCGGCGCGCTGGTGGAAAGCCTGATCCGCCAGTTCGATGCGTTGATCCCCTATCGGGCCGTGCATGCAGCGCGTGGCAAGGCGCAGCGCGCGGAGCCGGTGGCAGCGCTGTATGAACAGGGTCGTGTGCGGCACCTGGGCGGGCTGACGGATCTGGAAGACCAGATGTGCCGCTTTGCACGGCAGGGCTATGCCGGGCCGGGCAGCCCGGACCGGGTGGATGCGCTGGTCTGGGCGCTGACCGATCTGATGATTGAACCGGCCCTGTCCTGGCAGCGGCCCGGCATCCGTCCGCTTTAGACGGGCAATCCCCGGCGGGCAGCCATGCCCAAGGGTGTTGGTGGCCAAACCAAGGCCGCAAAAGGCATGCCCGATGACAAAGGAGCAGTTTCGCAATGAAGTTCGACTTTATGACGCGCAGGCGGGGACAGGCACCAGAGCACAAGGCCTCGGCCACGGGGGCGCTTGTCACGTTCCGCGGCGGCGGGCGGGCGGTCTGGAGCCCGAGGGACACGGTTTCGCTGATGCGGACCGGCTTTCAGAGCAACCCGGTGGCCTTCCGCGCCGTCAAGCTGATTGCCGAAGCCGCCTCTGCCCTGCCGCTGATCCTGCAGGACCGCGACCGGCGCTATGAGACGCATCCGGTGCTGGAGCTGATCCGGCGTCCGAATGCGGCACAGGGGCGTGCCGACCTGTTCGAGGCGCTGTACGGCTTTCTTCTGTTGTCGGGAAACGCTTATCTGGAGGCGGTGCCGGGTGGCGCGGCCCTGCCGGGCGAGTTGCATGTGTTGCGGCCGGACCGGATGAGCCTGGTTCCGGGTGCCGATGGCTGGCCCGCCGCCTATGACTATTCCGTGGGCGGGCGGACGCACCGCTTTGCGATGACCGGCGGGCCGCCGCCGATCTGTCACATCCGGACGTTCCATCCGCAGGATGACCATTACGGCTTTTCGCCCCTGCAGGCGGCCGCAGTCGCGGTGGACGTGCACAATTCGGCATCGGCCTGGTCGAAGGCGCTGCTTGACAATGCCGCCCGGCCCTCGGGGGCGATTGTCTATCGGGGCGTGGACGGGCAGGGCAATCTGAGCGCCGATCAGTATGACCGGCTGGTCAGCGAGATGGAGAGCCATCATCAGGGCGCGCGCAATGCCGGCCGTCCGATGTTGCTGGAAGGCGGGCTGGACTGGAAACCGATGGGCTTTTCGCCCTCGGACATGGAGTTCCAGCAGACCAAGGAAGCGGCAGCGCGCGAAATCGCCGTGGCCTTCGGCATTCCGCCGATGCTGATGGGGGTACCGGGCGAGGCGACCTATGCCAATTACCAGGAGGCGCACCGCGCCTTTTACCGGCTGACGGTGCTGCCGCTGGCCGGGAAGGTGACGGCTGCGATTTCGCACTGGCTGTCGACCTTTACCGGGGAGGAGGTGGAGTTGCGTCCCGACCCCGATCAGGTGCCCGCGCTGGCGGCAGAGCGCGACCAGCAATGGGCGCGCGTCGGGGCGGCAGATTTCCTGAGCCCGGCAGAGAAACGGGCCGCCCTTGGCCTGCCGCCGCTGGCGGAGGGCTGAGCATGCGGGAAGCAGCCGGCGGATCGAAGTATCTGTACGAGAGTTTCGATGCGGCCTCGGCCCGGATCGAGGCGAATGAGAGGGTGGCGCAGGAACGCTGGGCCGCGCTGGAATTTCGTCTTGGCCAGATCGATGCGGCCCTTGAGCGGCTGGAAAAGCGCATCTGGGTAGGGGTTTACGGCGTGGCCTGTTTTCTGCTGGTGCAGATGGCAGAGGCCGTGATTGCGGCAGCGATGAGGTAGCAGCGACATGGATGAGATGACACAGACGGGCGCGCCGGAGCGCAAGTTCCATCGCCCCGAGGCCGGGATCACGGTGACAGAGGGATCGCGGGTCGAAGGCTATGCCTCGATCTTCGGACGCCGGGATCAGGGCGGGGATGTTGTGGGGCGCGGGGCCTATGCGGCCTCGCTTGCAGCCCTGGCCGCATCTGGGCGGCGGGTCAAGATGCTGTGGCAGCATGATCCGGCGCAGCCCATCGGGGTGTGGGACGAGGTGCGCGAGGATGCCA